CGATATTCCTATAAAACCAACAATTAATAATGTGTGCCATAATAAAAACATTATTCAACTATATCACTTTCTTAAAATATTCCTATACTTACTATAACTCTAGGACCAAGTGGAATCGCTGAATGAAAAAAACCTGAAGGAATATATAGTAAATCCCCCTTTTTCATAAAAATACTATCAAAGTTATCCACAGAACTATAAATATTGTAAATAACTTTTCCAAAAGTACATAATAAAAATACGCCTTCTACATCTACATGTGTTTTTGTAACACCAAATTTATTAAGAGAAGCATAGATATTAGTATTTATTTTTTTATTTGGACATTTAAAATAGGAAATTATTTTGTCCTGAATAGATTTTATCTCGTCAAATCTATCTACAGTTGTTATTTCAATTCTACAATCTTTTACTGTGCTAAATTTTTCAGAAAAATCTAGATAATGTACTGTTTTGTTAAAATCTATTTCTTCATTTAACGTAAAGAAATCTTTAAAAAAATGAGGTTTTGGAAAAGTAAAATTATCTATTTCTACACTTTTATTTATTTCTAACATTAACTTAGTGTTGTAATTATTGATGGATTACAAAGTTTATAATTAAAAGCTAGAGAAACTCTTAAACTGTCGTTGCTATTTTTTAAAACTCTGTGTGGTACATCATCAGGAAATAATAGTATGTCAGCAAATTTTGGGTTGTAATTAAAAGGATTGTCAATATTAAAAACAATGTCGGAGTTGTTTTCTGTTAAATATACAATACCTGATATAGATTTATAACAATCATGTGTATGAACATGAAACTCTTGGAAAAAATTCTTTTCATATATATTGACCCAAGAATCATAAATATATCCATCAATAAATTTATTGTTTCGATACATGTACATCTCGATATGACTCAAGATGTTCATTTTTAATTGATGAAGTTCTAAACAATTTAATATATTTTGCGTGTAATTTAACGAGGTTTTAATATCACAATCCCAAGTTTTTTGTTGAAATTCATTTTGTTTATTATCAATATTAAGTTTTGCTGATTTACATATATCTAAATCCAACTTAGAGTAATAAACTTTCGTTTCAGAAATATTTTTAAACAATTAAATTTTATCTTCTACCATCTGGTTGAACATCAAAACGTTGTGTGCCTAGTCTCCAAGCCGTGCCTGTAGTGTTTGAAACTACGTTTACTGTAAACTCTCTACCCCTGCCTCTTAAACTAACAAACTCTGTAGCATCAGTAAAAGTAGCAGTTTTTGTAACGCTTATGCTATTATTAGGATAGTTTTTAAATTCAAGCTTTGCATTTAATGTACCACTTTGATCCTGTACATCAGGAATAAGTTTTGAAACAAATAACAAATCATTACCTTCACCTATTTCAACCGAACCTGATTTAACGAAAGCAGTTATTGCTGCTCCGTCCGCGTCATTACCTTGTTCATGTAAAAACATTTGTGTGGCTCCATTTGTCAACCCTAATATAACTTCATTGTTAGCTGTGGTCGTTGGTAGGTAGTCCGAGGCTACTGGATTATCGTAGATCTCTCTATCAATCCATGTTGTTCTGTCCAGTGATCCTATCCACCATGTTTGCTCCAAATAATTATAAGCAACTACTGCATTAATTTGATCCGATCCGGTTCTATTATAGAACCAAAGTATTTCATTAAATTCACCATTATGTGATGCAAAAGCATTTTCTGAACCAGTTTGGTTTATATTATTAAATATGTATTGCTCCACAGTACAAGGTAGTTTTTTAACTGTACCATCGAATAAGAAGAAAGAATCTTGAGACATCCAATAAGAAACACCATTAATATCTATACCTGCATGCTGACCTATAATACCACAGTTTTGACCAAGTTGTCTTAAACCAAAAGTAAAAGGTGGACCAATAAACTGCATAGAATGTAGTGAGGTATCTGTCCAAATAAGCAATTGTCCCCTTGATCTTTCTGCGGCCACGATCCGTGATCCGTCAGCAATTCTCAATGTACCTGCAGTATTTTCTGCTGTGGGTTGATATGTTTCAATGTCTTCTTGATCAGAAAATCTAATTAATAAATCATCCTGCGAGTTAGTTGTTCCAATTGTATTTTCTGTTCCTAATACAATTAAATGTCTATCAGGTGTTGAAACTAAGCTTAATCTTGAAGCGGTTGGTGCGTTGGTAACAGCAACTGCTCTTGTTGAAACACCCGCTGATGTGTCCCATTTAAATGTGCCACCATTTAAAGCAGTAGCAATTAAATCTTCACCAAAATTATCTAAGGACCATTGTCTAGCTTCCAAAGTCACATTAGATGTAGACCTCGGAGTGCCCCATGTAGACACGTTCCAATTACCTGTACCCCAACCAAAAGCAGGAACAGAAAACTCAGGTCCTGGATTGATTTGATACTTAGCATTTCCTGTACCACCACCGTTTGTGGTAGAACCTGATGCTGTACCAGTGTGAGTTACAACATAAGCTGCAGTATTTACAATAGAAGTAACTTCAAATTCTTTATTCATGTCTAAACCATCAATGGCACTAAAAGAATCAAAAGTAACAAAACTACCTGTTGTGCAACCATGTCCACTGTCAGAAACCAAGACTGATGTAGTAGCGTTTGTAGTAAAAGGATTAGCTAAAGAAGAGGTGGTTTTACGTAGAGGAGTGACATCATATGCTAAACCTTCTTCTATAATATAGAGCTTACGATCAGTGCCGACAGCGTCATATCTAGTGCCAGATAATGATATCCAAGCATGTTGATCACGTGCCACACCCACCAAAGTAGTGTCTATAAATTTCTCCCAACCTTTGATTTTTTGTGGAGAACCTTGAAAAAAACGTACATTATCTCCGTCTGTCCACTTACCTTCTCCAGTATAATCGGTTACTTCTTTGTTAATACCGGGGGTTGGTCTAAAATTTACTAATGGCATGAGAGTAATATACCCTATAAATATTATTTTTCTAGTATAATGGTTTGTAAGGCAATAGTAGTTCGAAGCAAAGAACTAACCCTAGTGGGAGCAGTTGCTCTATGTGGATATTTTCCATCAAAAACTATTAATCTGTCCTGTTTAAAAGAGGCAACTTCTTTTGCTTCTTCTTTTTCATCATAAACAATAAACTCTCCTCCCCATTCAGGTTTCCAAGGAGAGACACAATATAGGAAAGTGGGAGTGTTATAAGTAGAATCAGTGTGAATAGTTCCATCAAATCCAGAAGGATAAACATTAGCGTGCCACCTATAGATGTTCATATTAGGTCCTACAAGTAATTGATTACATTTTTTATAAATGTCATAAATTAAAGGTATGATAAAATCTCTTTGATCTAGTGACGAAGTAAAGGAGTGAACAAAATCATCGTTACCTGAATTGGAAAAAGAAAGTTGCAAGTGTCCTTCCATAATATATTTATCAAAAAACCCAGTTATTAAACTTGGATCGTTAATAAAATTATCAAAAATTTTAATCATTTTTTTTGAGCAACTAAAGATCCAACATGACCTTTAAATGCTCTGTTGCCGAAGTGTGTTAGAGGCATAGCTAAGTCTGCCCAAATCTCACCACCACATTCTTGCCATAAACGAGAAAAGTAATAATCTTCTGATAAATATCTCATTTGTGTTCCACCACCTGTCATAGTAGTTTCGTATGGTCCTACAGCAAACAAATCGTAACAGTTATCAGACTTGTAAGATCCACCATTTACTATTTGATCTGACTCATACTTACGTTCTGGAAACTTTTTCATCATAGTCCTAAACACTTCTCTCTTGACAAGCATCATTCCTGTTGCCGCTTCTTGCACAGGAAAAAAACCATTCTCTCCCTTTAAGTTAAGGGGATCGTCAAAATTTACATTGTAGCCTAAAGACTTAGCTTCTATCTCATCAGGTTGTGCATTTGGATTTTCTTCAAAAATCTTTTTTAATTTTTCTAGGTGCAGATGTTTACGTGGATAGATTCCACACGTTATATCTTTATCAGCACAAACAAGTCTTTCAATATTTTGTGATGTGAAACCTATGTCAGCATCAATAAACAATAAATGTGTTGCTACAAAATCTTGTTGGTCAAACATCATAGAAACTATTGTATTTCTTGCACGGGTGATAAGACTTTCATTACCCATTGTTTGTATTCTTAAATGCACGTTGTTCGCCACACTCCAAGATTGAATTTCTAACAATCCATGAAGAGTGCTTTCTGTTAGCATTCCTCCATACATAGGCATGCCTAAAAATATTTTAATGTTTTTGTTTTTTATCTCTTCTGGTTTTATCATGTTTGCAAATATCCTACATTCTTTCTTTTATCAAAAGCCCATTCTGGATGATGAGGACCATCTACATCAATGTAATGAATAAAAGCTTGTGCACAATGATCTCCTTCAAATCTATTTCTCCAATGTACAAGCTTCTCGCCCATATAAATAATACCATCACCTGGTTTCATCACTATCTCGCTTTTAAGACTATGGCCATTAAAGTTTAAACCCATTGCGTCAGCGTTCATTTTATTATTATTTTCTGTATTAATCTCACCAAAATATATAGGCCATGGATCTCCTCCAAAATTTATTGTTATAGAGTATTCACAAGAGGGTCTATCTCTATGAGGTTTTAAAAGCTCACCATGCGTATACACTCTTGAGAAAGTATAAGTAGGGCATAGTTTTTTTTGAGTAACCTTACTAATTTTATCAAGAAGAAATGTTGATAATGTTTCCATACTAAGATCAATGTAGCATTGTCTAATAAAATTCTGATCTTGTTCATTCCCTTCAGAAAAATCTCTGTTTGTACAAGATTTTAAAATCAAATAATTGTATATAAAGGATGTAATTTCAGGACTCACAAGACCTTCAAGATGAACATAACTATTTTCTTTAAATAAACTTACTGGGTCCATATCACAAGTACCTTTCTTTCACCATCTTTGAGAGGTTCAACTTTGTGAGGAAACATAAAATTAGATGGAAAAGCGACCACATCACCGTAGTCTAATTTAATTCCTTGTTCTTGATTATGTATAAATAATTCTCCACCCTCATATTCTTTTGATGAATTTAATCCTACTAGAATAGTCAAATTCCTTGGTGCGTCCTTATAATAATCGGTATGATAAACATAATGTCCACCGTTCTTTTTTTTATAATATAAAAATTCAAAATAAGAAGAATTTGAGAAGTACCAATCTGAAACCTTTTCTTTGTAAAGATTTTCTAATCTTGAAGTAAACCTTTTAATATCGTTGTAAATAATTCTTTTTGATACAGAATTTCCAATTTGTTCTTCATCAAGACCACAATTTTCAACCGATCTTAATGAAGTATCTCCATCCTCAGAATTAACAGTTGCTCCTTTAGACCATAAGTCTTTTGCTTTTTCAGAATAAAAAACATTATCAATTAATTTTACTAAGGGAGGATTCATAAACTCTTTAATAAAAAGAGTATGATCAAGAACTTTATCTTTAAGATTAAGCACTTAAAATGTTATTTTTTGCAGTGGTGGCTTGTGATACGGCTGCTGTTTGTGCGGCAGCTACATCATCTCCATAAGATGCTGATTCTGAATCTAAGGCATTAACAGCGTTAGTATAAGATGTATTGTAAGTATCCCAATAGGCTTTCTCACCATTCCATCTTTTAACCATTGTCTTTGCCCAATCAGGAATGTCTGATTCTGTAATAGCTTGATTTTGTCCTGTCCCGTCAAATTCTATTTCACCAGAATCTGTTGCAGGTTTGAACTGTAAGGCATGAACATTGGAAGGAATAATATCACTTGCTGTTAAATTTAAATAGGTTGTGCCATCTATATTGACATCAGCCTCTGTGTCGCCAGAGTATGACTTAGGACCATTATTTGTATTTGATGCATTTACACCAGCATCATTAATAATAGTAAGTTGATTATTTATTGTTACGTTGTTTATTGTTACGGCCATGTTTTTTACCTTTGGTTCCTTTCTTTATAACAGGTTTTTTATTTAGAAGCAATGCAATATCTTCTGTTGGATTTTCACCATTTTGTAAAGCTTCTTGACTCTCACTAATATTACCCCAAATACTACCTACTTGTTTAGTTGGATCTACTTTTTCTTTTTTATTTTGTTCATTTACAAGGGCTAATGTTACCATGTTGGCTTTCACCATTTCATTTCTAAATGACTCAACAGCTGAATTTGTTTGCACTTGCTTACCTGTATTTTCAACTAAAAGCAAAGGAATCCAAGCTATTGAACATCCCCATTCTTGAACGTTTGCTCCTGATTGAGGGTGTTTACCTTGAAGCATATTATACCAAATACATTGATGTTTTATGCACTTTTTATTAAGTAAAGGACACTTACCATCTGGATCAAATATTGGCATTTCTTAGGATATTATAGTTTTAATCTTTTGAACATGCAATAACATTTGCGAATTTAATATTCATAGCGGGTACAGCTAGAGCTGTTGTGGTTGTTCCACTACCGCCAATTGCAAGACTTCCTGAAAAAGGGTGAGCGTGACTACCGCCACCACCTGAAGATCCAGTAGCAGATCCACCGGGAACGTTCATTGAATTAACACCACCATTTCTTAGAGGACTGAAAGTACCTTGAACCCAACTGTGAGTATGTGAAGCTATTTGTGGTGTTGATACAGTTGTTGCCCCTGCTGAAAAGTTTGCAGGTGCTGAAGCTCCAGATACATCAGTAAAATTGATTGCACCAGATGCAGTATTTTTTGAACTTGTAAAGGTCGTTCCAAAAGCGTCAGAGCCTCCTGTGCCTCCACCAGAACCAGTCACAACTCTCATTGTTGATGTGTTAATAGATGCGGCTGTGTTTTGTGTCCATCCACTAGGTGCTGACCCTTGAAAAAACATTGCTGTGGTTCCTGACGGAATACTAGAAACACCTGATAAAGTTGATCCATTACCAGAATAGGTTGTTGCAGTTATACCACCATTAGAGGCAGTAAATACAGCTCCATTAACGGTCATAGAGTTTTTAATACTTAGAGTTCCTAATGAGTTTGCGAATAAATCAACTACGTCATCACCATCTTTACAATATATAATTGTGTGTGAACCTTGAACCACTGGAACAACATTTCCTGAATGACCTGTTACAGATATGTTTAATGTATGAGAACCTGCTGTGTTGTTAAAAATGTAATAATAATTTTCTACTGCTGGTAAAAATACTTTTATATCACCAGTCAAAGTTCCTGTTAGTTCTATAACTTTATTAGCTGATTCAGTAGAGGGATCAGCGTTTGCGGTTGTAAGTGTAACATCAGCCGAACCCGCAACAGATTTTGAGATATAACCTGCTGTAAATTTATCAATAACGTCTAAGTTATTATTTGTGTTAGTGCCCCAGGTATTAGCATTAGCACCTGTGCCCATTAATTCCATTTTATAACGATCTGAATATGAACTTGTCATAATTAATCCTTCACCGAAATTATGCTATCTGCATATTTTAAATTCATAGCGGGTACAGAAGCACTTAAAGGTGATGTAAGAGTGCCTGATAAAGAAAAAGATCCAAGAGAGTGAGTATGACTTCCTCCACC